CTATTATAAAGTTCCCTACTCCTAAGGATGCAGGTGAAGGTTGTATAATGATGTATGAACCACCATTTAAAAGAGGTGGTTCTGTACCCGATGATTTATATTATATTGCGAATGACCCTTTTGCTCAGAGTGGTGGTCAATCATTAGGTTCATGTGCCGTTTATAAACGGGTTAACAAATGGAGTTCTCCTGATGATATTATCGTCGCCGAGTATCATGCTCGCCCTGCATCAACCGAAGAGTATGATAGGCGAATGTTTAAATTAGCTGAATTTTATAATGCTAAGATAGGATTCGAGAATGACCGAGGTGATGTTCTGAGTAATGCTAAATTAATGAAGAAGGTTCACTTACTTGAACCACAATTTACTCTTGAATATAATAACGATTTAAAAGACTCTCCTGTTGCTAGACCTTATGGTATGCACATGACTGAAAGTCGTAAAGTTGCAGGTGCTGGTTATCTTAATACTTGGTTAAGAAGATTGCGTGGATATGATAAAGATGGTAAAGCTATCCTTAATCTCCACATGATTAGAGACCCTGCCACCATTGAAGAACTTATTGCATTTAATTATAAAGGTAACTTTGATAGAGTTTCACAAATGATTATAGCAATGTTCTATGAAAAAGAAATGGACTTTACTGAACGTGCTGTTGGAGAACAAGAACGTGAAGATGATTTCTTTAATCGTCGAAGATTCTTTGGGGGTGATGAATATGAAAATGGTCAATGGGCTACTAGCGACGAAATGAATATATATGACAACTATACAGGTGGACATACCTTAATGTACTAATATGGATACAAATAGTTATACAATGCTGCCTGAGCAAGCAGTAAGTAGAAAGAAGAAGGAAGCAAAGGACTTTAAGATAATGAAAGATAGTGCCAAGTATTATATAGGCTTGGCTAACTTTAAAGATGATGTTCTTCCTCTATATCGTTATGCTAATGGTTCTTATATAAATACACGGGATTATGCTCATCTTACTAACGAACTAGGTTTATCTAAAGCTAATAAAGATCAGCGTCGAATACTTGAAAAAGGAAATGCTACTAAGTTACGTAACTTTCCTATCATTACTCCTATAGTTAATAAGTTCATGGGAGAAATGAGAATGCGACAGAATGATTATATTGTCCAAGCTATCAATGCTGATGTAATCAATAAGAAAACTGCTGCTCTTCTTGATAAGGTTAATAAGTATCTTGAACAAGCTGCAATCAATATGATGAATGCTCAAGGTATGGATACTGGTGTTCCTTCCCAAGAACAACCACCTCTTGAAGAAATGGTTAAAGCGTTTAACATTTCTTATGTAGATGAACGTAGTATTATAGGTCAACGAGCACTTAATATTATAGTAGAGGAATGTAAACTTGTAGAGAAGCGCATGAAGATGTACTTCGATTGGTTAGTAGCCGGTTATGCGTTCTCTTATAAGTGTGTTGAGAAAGATACTATTATAACTGAGACTGTTGCTCCTGTAGACTTTTGGTATGCTGGTTCTCCTGACATTGATTTTGTAGAAGATACTGAAGCGCAGGTAAGGAGACTTACTCGATTCCCCATCGAGAAGATTAGACAGAAGTTTCCTGAGATAAAAGAGAAGGATTTAAAACTAATAGAAGATAGATACGGTATTAGCTTTAGTCCTGGTAAGTTTGTTGCAGGAGATACTCATACAGGTTATAATAATTATAATACTGGCTTCATAGATAACCGTAGCGTTAATCAACAAGAAATGGGTCATCATACTACTATATATCATGTAGTATGGAGAAGTCAAATGCTTCGTAAGACTTTACAATATCAAGATATACTTGGAGAACTTCAAGTAATGTTTGTAGATGAAGATTACGAATTTGATGAATCTCATGGTGATATAGATATTAAAGAAGAGTGGATAGATGAATATTGGGAATGTTATCAGATTACTAAAGACGTTTTTTCTGACCCTCAACCTATTCCTTATCAGCGTTACTCTTTCACTGGTGCTGCAAAGTCTCCTTATAATGGTCGTGCTTTTAGTGATCGTTTTGCTGAGAATATGTCTATCGTTAAATTAGGATTAGATTTTCAGAAAGAAGTTAATGAGATTCGTTATCGTGTAGGTCGTACACTTGCTAAGAATAACGATAACGTTTTACTTATAGATATCTCGGTTATACCTAATAGACCTGGTTTTAATAGAGATGATTTTATGCACTTTATGAAAGAGTTCGGTATAGCATTTATCGACAGAAATCAAAAAGGTGCTGATAGAAGCTTTAACCAATATACTGTATTGCAAGCTTCGCAAATAGATATGGTTACTAAAGGCTTTGAATTACTTATTACTTGGCGTAACTTCTATTGGGATTTAGTAGGTATGAATCCACAACGATTAGGACAAGTTAGTAGTAGTGCAGGTAGAGATGTTACTCAAGATGCAGTTCAAGCTAGTAGTGAGATTAGTGAAGAAAATTTTGCACGTTTTGAAGAATTTGAAGAGCGTGAGGTTCAAGGATTTCTCGACCTATCGAAGTTCGCATGGAGGGAGGGCAAACAGGCAATCTTTAAACGTGGGGATGGTGAAGAGGAATTCCTTAAAGTAGAAGGTGCTGATTATACTGAAATGGAGTTTAGAGTAGTTGCTAAGAAAGCAGGTAAAGAACGCCAAAAGGTTAAGATGTTTAAAGAAATGCTAATGCCTATCATTCAGAATAGTGGTCAACAAGGAGTTAAAACTTCTATGGTTGCACAACTACTAGATATGGAAAGCATGAGTGAAGTTAAGAAACTTGCTAAGTCTTTTGATGAAGCAGAAATGAAAGCTGCACAACAACAGCAACAAGCTACTCAACAGCATGAACAAGAAATGCAACAACAACAACAGGATATGATTAAACATCAAGAAGATGTGAAAATGTTGATGCAAGAGAAAGAGATTAAGAAAGAAATTGATGTTGCACTTATTAAAGTTAGTGGTATGGATACAATGGGTAGCGGTGTTGAAGCTCCTATAGACGTAGAAGGGATTAAAGATGCCTCTCTTGCTTTTATAGCTGAAAACAATAAGGCTGCTGCCGATCAAACTAAAGCTAGTTTACAAAGAGAAAAGATTGCTTCTGACGAACGTATGAATGAATTGAATGCAAAAGTTAAGAAGTATGATTCTGATAATAAACTTAAAGCAGCTAAAGCAAATAAGAATAAGTACGATAAATAATTAAGTCTATAAGAAGTAGAGCAATAGAGATAATGGAAATTATTTCTATTGCTTTATTATAAGGAGTAGAAATTATTTTTATATATTTAACTAACTAATTAAGAGAAAATTATGTTTATTAAACTGAGAAAACAATTGAATCAGCAACAGGTAGGTGGTAATGTCCTAGATAGTCCTGATGCTCATAATCAGGTTATTGCATCTACTACAACGGTTGACCCTATAGTTCCTCCGACTCCCCCTGTAGAGCCACCTGTAGAACCAGTTATGGTTGCAGTACAACCTCCTGTTGTTGATCCAATTAATCCTAATCCTGAGATTATTCCTCCTGCTGAACCCCCAGTAACAGAGTGGTATCAAGAAGCTGCTGCCCAAGTAGGTATCGAAATTGATGAACCTATTGAAGATAGTATCGAAGGTATTGCTAAATTTGCTACTAAGGTAGGTGAGAAGTTTTCTCAACAAGCCCTTGAAAGAGAATATCAAGAACTAGAAACTAAACATCCTCATGCAATTGAGTTGATGCGGTGGCAAAATCAAAATCCTAATAAAGATGTATTAGAATTTTATGCTGCAAAGTTAGGAGCACCTTCTATTGACCCTGAGACTTTAGACCCTAACGACAGTGCTAGACATAAAGATATTCTCTATAAAGACTTCATGCGTAGAGGTATTCCTGAGAAGATGGCTTCACAGTATGCTCAGAACGCTGTAGACAGTAACTCTGCGTATGAAGATGCAAAAGAGATTCTTAAAGTAACTGCTGTTGAAAGACAAAAAGCAGAAGAACAACAAGAAGCTTATGATGCACAACAGGCTAGAATAAACTATGAAAATTTTGTTAAAGATGTTCAGGCTCGTGAGAAGAATGTTCTTGAATCGGGTAAGTTAGGTAATGTAATTATACCTGCTTCTGAACGTCAAAACTTCGCTGACGCTAATTATTACGATGCAAAGAATCCTCAATTTCCTGGTATGAGTGAGGTAGATATTGCACTCGCTACTATGTCATCTGAAGAGAAAGATTTGTATCGTTATCTTGCTTGGAAAAAACTAAACATTTCTGGATTAGTTATGGCAAGAGAAACTACTAGAACTGTTACTGGAATTCTTAATAAGAATAAAGGTGGTGATACTAGTAAGATGAGTGGAGGTTCTAATCGTATAGTTGATACTAGCGATAGACGATTAGATAGTCCAGGAACTTGAACTAACTATCTTAATTAAAAGCCATGATTAGCAGGATAAACAGATATAATCTGAGAAACCAACCGGATGGAGACTACGTAGTATCTATATTAAACAAGTTAGATGAATGTATTACTCTAATTAATGATATACCTGATAATCCTACTGTTGTAGATGATGCAGTTAAATTAATTAGATTAGGTAGTATTGTAGTAAAACATACTAATGGAATACCTACAGACGTTATAGGTACTACAGAGTTACAAAATTCTAGTACCTATTATGTTCCTATCGCTGATATGAAGATTGTAGGTGCTAAGTGGGTTACTAATATAGCTACTGATTCTATACCATCTACTCCTTTCGGTACTTTAAAGATTATCTCTGCTGCTCTTGTTAATTCTTCTATTATATTTCAAGAGATAGTTCAACCTATTAATACGGATTTTATAGCAGTAGGTTTAAATACCCAAGCTATGTATGATGTAGAACTTACCGATATGCCTATAACTTTAAAAGCATTTGAATCTAATTATGCTGTTCAAGTTATTTTAGATGCTTCTGCTCCTACAGGTGCTTACGCATTTGAGGTTTACATTAGAGCCGAGTATGTCTAACATATTCATTAAATAAGTAATCAAATAAATCAATACAATAGAAATGGGAAAGATAACCTTATTAAACGATCACATGCAATACTCAAAAGAGCTGCATGATGATGAATATGAGTTAGAGAAACACTTTGCAGGTAGTACTGCAACTCTTACTCAGAATATCATTTATATGGCTGCTGCTCAAAACAACCAGTTTCCTATGAGTGCTATCACTGAAGGTGGTGCTTTAGGTCGGGTTAAGACTGAGTATGTTACGGAAGATGAATATGATTATCCGGTTAGTGATAACATTTCAACTCGTACTACAACCATCTATAAAAATAACTACATAGGTGCTCAGACTGCTAAAATAGGTATCAATGGTACTCCATTTGATATTTATACTGAAGGTCCACTTATCCCTACGTATGAATATATCTTGAACTCTACTACTAAAGTTTATTGTAGAGATGTTGAAGATGCAGCTGATGGAATGTTTAAAGGTACATTCAATTTAGTTGATGCTACAGACGTTGCTAAAACCGTTCCTCAATCTGACTTAGAAGTTGGTAAGAAAATCTCTCGGATTGTTTCTATCAACTCAAAAGCCGGTTCTCGTGGGAATGGTTCTCTTTTTGTAACTCCATACAAAAAGAAGAACATGATGAACACCTTCCGTAAAACTTATAAATGGGAAGGTGAGATTCCAACTAAGGTAGTTCGTTTCAATTATACTCAAGCTGGAACTGAAGCTAAAACTCTATGGATGGATTACCGCAAGTGGGTATTCATGCAAGAGTGGGCTTATGAGAAAGAAGTAGGTATTTGGGAAGGTGAATACAATAAGACTGCTGATGGTAAAATCTACCTGAAAGATAGACATTCCGGTAACGTTATTAATCGTGGTTCAGGTGTTTGGGAACAAATTCCTAACTGGGATTCATATAGCAAACTTACTGGTTCTAAGTTAAAGTCTATTTCTCGTTCTGTATTCCGTGCCAATAATGACCAAGCTTCTGGAGGTCGTGATATTAAAGTATTTGGTGGTACTATTGCTGCTGAAAACTTTGATGCTGCTATGAAAGAACTTTGGGGTGCAGGTCGTTTCTACGATGGTACTGACAAAATGGTTTCCGGTAGTGGAATGGATATGGAGTACGGTGCGTACTTTACAAAATATCGGACTATTGATGGTGATAGATTCACCTTCGTTAAATCTGATATGTTTGATAATGGACCTCGTGCAGAAGTTGCTGACCACTATAAAGATGGTTTCACTACTGAATCCGGTAAAATGGTATTCATTGATGATACTATGTATAATGGTGAACCAAACATCAAAATGGTTATCCGCAAAGGCATGGAGAACTTGTTCCAAAAAGTTGCCGGTGTTGGTACACAAGAAGGTGGAGGTCAACCTGAATTCGTATCTAGCGATTTCCACGGAAGTTCACATGAGTATATGACTATGCGTAACGTTCAAATTATGCGTAATACTAACTGCTTCGTGTTAGAACTGGAAGTAGCTTAATAAATGTTTAAGTAAACAAATAAAAGAGAAAACATGAGTACCAAAGTACAAGAAAAAATCGTTTACATTAAACGTAAACCTTCTAAGCATATTGACAGTAATCCTGCTCTAAAGCTTATGAACGATAATGCTACTAAGTATCTAGGATCTGCTGGATATTCAAATACAGAACTACCTGTTACTGGTCTTACGGAGATTGAGAAAGCAGCTATATTACCTTCTCTAGTACAAGTTTCTGCTAACCATGTAGAATTTGATGAGAAAGTAAATAACTATTATCACGAACTTCGTGAGCTAGTACCGGCAGGTAGAGGTCTTAGACTTAATGTAACAACTGTTCCTAAAGAGATTACTTATGCAAATAATAAAGAAGTAATTGAATTTCCTGTTAAACCTAAAGATTACGTTATTTGGAAGCGCGCTATTAGCGAAGATTACAAACAATGTGGTATGACTTTAGAAGATGCTAAAGCAGGTGGTAATAGAGTTAAGTTTTATATCCATGATTTAGAACTTGCTCAGAAAGCAGAAATAGAAGTTGGCGATTGGAGAGATAAAGCGTATGGCGCATATCTTGATATTGCTGATATTACTACTAACTGGGAATCTATTCTACTTGTTCATGGTATTAATCCTGATGTATTATCTAAGGTTGAACAGAAAGCTAAATTACGTAGTCTAGCTATTGCTACCGATATTAAAGATTATGCAGAGCAAATTACAGCTTTCAAAAAGTTTGTAGAGGCAGTGGGTGATAAAGATATTGAGATCAAAGCTACACTAAATAAATTTGTTAATGCTAAAATCATTCTTGTTGTAGATACTTCTTATATTTACGATAATGCTGCTGCTAGTGTTACAATTGGTAATGATGAGAGAAGTGCTGTTCTTTGGTTGAAAGATGCAAAGAATACTAAAGACTATCAAATCATGCTTGCTGAACTTACTAAAAGAAATAAACAATAATAGTTATGACTATAGATGAAATTCATATCAAGGTTCGCCAAGATGTACAAAAACTAGATAGTCATGCAAATGGTAATCTGCTTGATGAAGAGATTGACTTTCATCTTAACTATTATGTAAGGAAGTTTGTGGATAATGTGGTGGGTAAGTTGAGAGGTCGCTTACCTGCCACTCCCACAGATTTTCAGCAGAACCAAAGACTGTTAGATAGTTTAAGTACACTACAAGTTAAAGGAGTTTCAATACCTTCTTATGTAGGAGGTGCGAATCTTTCTTATGGTATATTTCCACCTGACTATAGACATTTAATTGAAGATGTATCTGAGATTGCATGTAATAGAAAAGGTATAGTAAAGAATCAAGTTGATGCTAAGGTTTATACCTACTCTTTCTCTTTTTTAGCTGACTACCAAACGTTTAGTGAATTAGAGCTAAAAATAGAAGGAGATGTATTCTTTAAATTAACTGATTATTTGCCTAATGGAATAACTGACCCTGAAACTAAGTATCAAGTCGTTAATCTAATACTTGACGTTACTAATGATACTTATTGGGAAAATTATGATGGGAAATATTATCCTCAAAATTTTATACTTGTAAGTACTGAACCTCTTAATTTTAGTTACACTATTACAGTTCTTGATAATGCAGGTGTAGGAACATCTACAACTGTAAGTGTTGTTCGGAAAATAGTTACAAATAAAGTTTATCGTAATAGTTCTGAGGATAAGTTTTCTAGACGTCCTAATAGACTAACTAACGATAATAATTTAAACTACGTTCTGAATCATCCATTTGAAGGAACTACTTGGGAATTTCCAATATCTACTCTTGGTAATGGTAGGTTATATGTATATGAAGATACTACGTTTAAAGTAAAGAACCTAGTTATTGATTATATTAGAGAACCTATTCAAGCTTCAAAAGCTAGAGCAGTTAATGTCGATTTGCCTGACACTTCTACTCAATTAGTTGTAGAGCAATTAATCGTACATCTTAAAGGTATGATTCAAGACCCTACTTGGCAAACTGATATGCAACATAATCAATTAAATAATCAATAACTTAAAGTAAAATAAAGATATGAAACAATTCATAGGTTTTAAAGCCAATGCAACTGCTAAACTTCTCGGAACAAATGCAGTTCCGGATACTATAGGTGGTGCAACTTCTCCTGAGATGTTAGGAACAGCACTTCCTGGTGCTTATGGAATAAGTAAAACTACAGGTTTACTAATTCCACTTCCTGATAATACTGCATTATTGACAGTTGATAAATTTGTAATAGCAAGAGGTAATCCGAAAGATAGTAACCCTAATGATACGGATGATACCAAAGAAGGAGCTACTATTTCAGATGAAATTGATCGTAGAAATTTTACGGTTAAAAAATATGTTGCTGTTGCAGGTGCAGCTAAAGTAATTACTTTAGGTAGTACTGGTAATAACCTTGTTGGTGGTGTTAATACCGTTGCAGGTGCTACTGCAGGAGTTACTATTGTAGATACTGCTCCAAACATTATGACTGATTGGAAAGTAAGAACGTATGAAGTAAAACCTGCAATTGGTTCTTCCGGTACTGTTGTAGCTACAGCATTAGCGGCTAAGATTATGGCTGACTCTGACCGTCTAGTTGATGCTGTTGGTACTGGTGAAACTTTAGTTCTAACTCATAGAAAAAAAGGTCTTGCTTTTGATGCTCATGGTACAGATGGAACTGTTTGCGAAGGTTGTGCTAAAGCTATAACTACTAAACCGATTAGTGTAGATAATACTGTTGCCAGTATGAGAGAGTTAGAACTTGAATGTGCAGGCTATCAAGGTAATACTCGCAGAGGTGATGGTCAACTAGGAGATATTCTTCCTTATACTCAAGTTGATATTGATGCTGCTACTTCTACTCCTAGCGGTTTCGTAGTATATCATATTACTTGGGAACGTAATGTTCAACGTCAAGGTGCTCCTGTAGATGCTAGAGCTTCTCGTTTCTTACGTCTATATTTAGCTGTACCTTCTTTTAGTGCAGGAATGATAGCAGGTCTTGATGCATTATTTGGTGCTGCTATGATTACTGTTGCTGGTCTCTTTGAAGAAGATGAAGAAGGAACTCCTTTATTAGAAGGAAAAGAAGCAGATGCAGAAAGAAAAAGATTTGAAAAAGAAGCTAAAGAAGTAGAGAAAGAAGAGAAAGAAAGAGAAAAAGCTTCACAACTTCCTGCGGAACAACCTCAAAGAGAAAGAGGACATGCTGAACAACTTCCTGCTGAACAAACCCCAAGAGAAAAACAAGAACAAAAAGAAAGAGAAGAACGGGAAAAAGCTGCACATAGAGATGCACACAAACATTAATATTTACTGGTGTTCATAACATATAGGGAGATAGAAATGTCTCCCTATATTTTTACCATTTAATTCGATACGAAAATGGACGTAATAATAACCTGTGCAATTGCCGAAACATCTGTAACCTTACATAATGCAACGGTTTATCCTCCACACGTGAGAAGCGATTATGCTGCTCTTATGTATGTTAATGCCAAAAGAACTACAGGAGATTCTCCTTTAATTGTAAATACTCCTAATGCTCTTACTACTAATGACTGGGTATTTGACCCTATGGCTGATAATTATTATAAAGCCGAATTGCTTATGATACCTACTTGGACTACTGCTGTTAGTGGTCCTAATGGAGCTGAATATAATCAACATCCTATAACTGCTGGAACTCTTGTATATTATAATGGTACGTTTTATCGTGCTGTAAATGAAATACTATTTAATGGAACTTATACTACTCCTGATATTGATTATAATAATTGGGAAATACTTGATATCACAAATATCGAAGATGTTTATGATGAATTAATGATGCCTTATTTTCCTCCTTATGCTCAAACCTTTTATGGTTTTAAAGAGTTTGTATTTTATAATAACCTTGTATATGCATTTCTGAATCTCTCTGCTGAGATTACTAAGAGTTGTAATATATGTGCTAATCCACAAATTGAAGAACTACGTTGCCTAAGAGATAAATACGAAAGTGTTGAACTTGCTGTTGCAGCAGGTAATTACTCAGGAGCACAAACTATTATCGAATCATCTGAAAACCTTGTTAATTCCTGCTCATGCTAACAATTGCTCAAGTAGATTTATTTCAGGCGCAACTTCAAACTAAGATGCTTGAAGTGGCTCTTGAACAAGCTAAAGCTGAACTTAATGATGACTATGAATGTGCCAAAGTTCATCAATGTACTTACAGGTTTCTAACTATATATTATGCTGTTTTTACTAATCCTCTTTTTAATTATACTATGGCTGAAACGGAAGCCATGATTAATTGGATTAGTACTATTACAATGTTGAATGAAGTAGTTCCAGTATCATTTACTAACTACACAACTATAAATACGGGTACAGACCATACACATAGTATCTCTCAGATTATAGGATTGCAAGCTGCGTTAGATGATTTGCAATTACAGATAGATAATATTCAAGCTACCGATATAGAAATTATAGGAGGTGGGTCTGCTAATGTAACTGATTTTTATCCTCCATATCAATATTAATTAAGATAAAATTATGCCTACACAATATAAAACACGAATTCTTTTACGTACTGATACAAGTAGTAATTGGACTAGTATGAACCCTACTCTTAAACTTGGAGAGATGGGTTTTGCTATAGACAATGGTGTTGTAATTGGCGGTAAGGTAGGAATGGATAAAACATGGAATTCTACACCATTTCATTTTACAGCCTTTCAACCTATTGTAACTAATTACGGTAGAAATCTTGATGAAGGTAAAAGTGGACCTCCCTATAATGCACAACATAATTTCCAAACTGAGACTGAAGCTTGGGAATATGTTCTATATCCTTATTCACCACCATCTGTAGGAATGCCTGCTAGTATTATATGGGATGCAGAAGTAGGAGATACTTTTAATAACTATGCTCCTGTTGGACAAGCTGGTACTTATCCTTTTGATTTTTATGTTTATAATACTCCAACTCTATTTCCTGAAAAAGTATCAGGAGTAGATAAAAAGGTATACTACGTTTCTACTCCTTTTGCTCCTGTTACTCCTCTTCAAATTATAGGAGGTACTGCTACTAAATATGCATTGACAGACCAGACTAGTAATACCGCATATCAAGTTCATAATGCTCCTATTAAAGCTAACCGTGATACAACTGGTACAGAAAACGTATTTACTGCATTTGTTAGAGGTAAGAAAGATCCTACTAATGTTAATAGTGTATATCAAGCAAGTGCCTATGTAAGATTTAGAATACGTTCTAATGCTTTCTTATGGAAATCAAATGATGAACTTCTTAATCCTGGTACTTATACTGATGCTCAACTATCTAGTATATTAAGAAGCCTAGGTTCATCTGGAGATATGGCTGGGGTTAGATATAATAATATGGCTGATGGTAGTGGTAGCAAAATATTTAACGGAGGTAATACTATAACTTGGAATACAACAGCTCTTACTAGTATTGTACCTGCTCCTCCGGCTGCTGCTGGACATGGAGGATTCTTTAATATTTGTATAGCTGTTCCTTCAGGTGCAGGATTACCTATTGTGTATAATGCTGCATCTGACCCTTCTAATCCTATGACGTTTAGTACACCACGTAATTTCATGTATAGTAATGGTACTGCAACTGGTGCAAAAGCTATTCCATATACTTTATATTTGGTTGCTCAACCAATTACAGGAACATTATCAGTTAAAATGATATAAGATATAGTTATGCCATATACAGGTTCATATACAGATTATATTGCCAATCAACCTAGACCAGATGCTCCTGGTAATGTTAGTTGGACACAAACACTTCTTATTCAGAATTACGCTGCCGATTTACCTATTGCAATTGATAAGGAGATTAAAGGAGGTCTACATAGAGTTAAATATCGTTCTCAACTTTATAATTCTAATTATGATGGTATCTTTACTACTCGTAGAGTTAAAGGTATGATTTGCTTTGTAGAATTAGAAGATGATGATACTGTATGCGGGAAATATTATTCTCTTGCAATGCTTCCTGGAACTACTGCTGACCAATGGAAAGAGGTAGGTTCTGGTGCTGCAGTTACATTAAATAATCCTAAAACTGTTCCTAATTTAGCTGCTAGAACTGCTTTAGAAACAACTGCACTTCCGGGTACAGCTACTACCCAAGCCGGTAATAAGACAGTTAATGGGGTAGGTACTAATTGGACTACTTCCCTTGCAATTGGAGAAGAGTTTAGATTTGGTAGTACTGAGTATTATTTTGTAGAGAGTATTACAAATGATACCAGTATGAAAACTACTGTTAATACACTTGCGCATAGCAATGAAATTATATATAAAATAACTGTTCAACCTAATGATTTTGTTAACGTAACTGATGCTCGTACTCCTGCTGAAGTTACAGCTAACGTACCTGCTTACTCTGCATCTTTTATTTGGGATGGTACTCAATGGTTACGCATATATCCTTATGCAGCAGACCCTCATAGCCACGTTCAAAATACTGATAGTTATATTATGATATATGGTTCTCCTATGAGTGGAGATTCCATTTGGGGTACTATAATGGATACCAGTTATCGTAAATACTATAATGACCTTGCAGATTTACAAACTGCTGCTGATGGTCCTGTAGTTGATAATAATGGTACAGAAGCTTTTACTTCTAAAAGAGTTGCACAAGAACTATTATTAAGACCTGCTTCTGATCCAGTTAATGGAGATGATAATTATTATCTAAATCAGAAAGGTGAATGGGCTATTCCTCCTGGTGGTGATGGAAATGGAACTCCTTTAAAAACAGGCGATATACTTGGTGGCGGTGGAGCAGATAAAACATATTTTGGAGAGGTGTAATTATGGCTACATATAAAGTAAAACTAGCATGTCGGAAAGATAATGAAACTAATTGGAATAATGAAAACCCAACTCTCATTAGTGGAGAGTTGGGCATTGCTACGCATAATGTAAAAGGTACAGAACTTGTAAAAGGCATAAAGGTTGGAGCAGGTTTAGCATGGATAGATACTGATTATGTTTCATTAGTTGATGTAGATAGTCTTGTTCCCCTTGTGATGAACTCATTTGGAGACTCTCCTTCTATTAACTTTTATTATGATTCTACTGATGGTCTTTATAAATTTGAAGTATTAACTGAAGGAATTGACCATATTACAGATGTTACTCATGCTGATATTTTGGCTAAAATAAATGCAGGTACGTTAACTATAAGTAGTTTCTATAGAATTACTGATTATCGGACAGTTCATATGATTCCTTATACTAATGTAGCACCTAGTATAGCAGCTATTAATACAGGTCCTGAAGAACCACTTGTTATGCAAGCTATTAATATAAATGCATTATCTAGTGTTGCTCAATCTGCATTATATCCTCAAGATGTTATCTATTATGATGTAATGAATGTTTTATGTGAGGATGGTATTACTCCAAGAAAAGGTAAAATAACTTATAGAAAAGATACTGCAAAAAATCTTGAAACTTATTATGATTTTAGAAACGTTAAGTTTAGACGTTGGAAAGTTAATCCTGCTGCATGGGTAGCAGGTACTCCTTATTCAAGAGGTGCAGCAGTTTTAGCTTCTGATGGTGGTGTCTATGTTTCAAAGAAATTTGGTAGTAATTCAAATGTAGGAAATGACCCTAATTTAGCAGCATATACAACACCAGGAAATCCAGCACCTTCAGAATGGGCAGTTAAAACAGATGCAAATTGGCTTAAAGTATTAGTACCAAGTCGTACTTTTTATTTAAGTACAAGTCCAGTATCCTTTCCTTTAGGCTTTGCAACTATTCCTGCATTAGCAACTGATTTTCAAGATTCTTATACTTTCACCACAAGTATAGCCGGAAGTGGTGGGGGAGCAATGCGGAATATTTCAATAGGTTTAGCTTCAACATATAATAATATAATCTTTATAGATAGTTCTGTTAATGGAACAAGTCCTGCAAATTCAGCCGGTGATGGTAATTCATTTCACGATAATACATTTGATTTGAATTGTACCAATATGACTTTCACCAATGGGAATGTTTTTGGAAATAGCTTTGGGCAATTATGTACAAGTAATATAATTCAAGGTGGATTTAATTTTAATCTTTGTGATAATAATTTTTCTTATAATCATTTTGTATTAGTTAGGTCGGGTGGTTATGCCCCTGTAAATAGAAATTTCTTTGCTTCAAGTTGTACTTATAATATTTTTAATCCTGAAACTCAATATAATGAATTTGAAGGACTTATTTTTCAAAATTCATTTGAAGTACAAACTTCTGCTAATGAAATGCGAGGTTCAAGTTATCAATGCAATTTTGGTTATGGGTGGAAAAGCAATAAAACAGAAGAAACATATCAACTTCAATGTGGCAATACTTGTGAATATAATAGATTCAGTGCAAGAATAAGTAATATAATTATAGGTAATGCTTATAGGCATAATACAGCAACTAATTTAAATGGAACTGCATTAGGGAATTCTGTAATTGGAAATAACGTTCAGCAAAATGTAATTGATGGAATGCAAACTAATATGAATTTACCTGATGGATTTCAGTTCAATTCAATTAAAGGGGTATTTGCAGCCGGAACTACCTTTGCAATAAACAGCAGCAAAAACACTTTTAATAATGATTTTGGAGGAGGTACTTTAGCAATACCACTTAATCTTAATAATTGTGTATTTAATAAGCCAGTATCAGGAATGCAGGTAGCTAATACAGGAGTAGTTCTTAATGGTATTATAAGTCTTGTATCTATTACTTCTAAGACTTTTCCTATATCATTAACTAATGAGGTAATATCTGCTATATCACCTGATGGTTCTTTATGGGCACATGGAACAGACGATACAGGACACGTAACCGCTGAAAAAATTGTATAGCTATGACAAAGATAAAACAAGCACTGCTAACTGAGGCAACTCCTCCTGTTTCCGGTACATATACTGCTATTGCTGCATTAAAGAGTTCTAATAGTCTAGTTCCTGGAGCTTATTATACTATAACTGATTTCCAAACTATTCATATTATACCTAATACTTCTGCTTTATGTGTACAAGGTACAGTATATGAAATTAAAACAAATTGGACTAATACTTTATCAGAAGGAGTAGAACCATTAACTTTAATAGCTTTAAGTAATAATACTTTTGGAGGAAGTGTAACTTCTCTTAATAATCCTACTGATCAAATCTTATATGATTTTACTAAGAATCTTTGTGAAGATGGAGTAACAGCAAGGAAGGGTCAGATAACTTATAGGAAAAATACTACTTATAATATCGAAGCCTATTTCGATTGGATGAATCATAGATTCAGAAGATGGAAAATTAATCCTCAAATTTATAATGCAGCTACTACTTATAATGCTAATGATATTGTAGCAGATGTAAATACAATTTACATTTGTCAGCAGAATGGTACGGTTGGAATACCATTAGGAAGCGATGTAAAAAGATGGCTTACTTTATATGATAGAACTGGGTTCTCAGGTTATGGAATTCTTACGGATTGGGTTGCTACAACACCAACCAATTTTAAAATTGCCGGTTATGCCGTACCAGTTGATTCTTCAAGTTTTGGCGATTTTCTTGCAATTAGCAGAGCAATTGGAGCAGATGGTAGGTCGCATAGTTTAATACTTTCACAAGGAGTTTTAAATAATATTTCAATTGGCAAATGTGTAACCGATCCTAATCTATACAATAATATTGTTATCTGTATTGGAAATACTGCTTTTGGATTTTACTGTAAAAATGTACGATTTGCTGCGAATTGTAAAAACATGACTTTTAGTTTTGCTTTGGAAGATTCTACTTTCCATGCTGCTTGCTATGATAATCTATTTAGATATGCTATAATTTCAAGTCAATTTTTTGGACCTGTTTATAATTGTTGCTTATTATATCACTTCCAAAAGGTAGTAGCAATGAGTGAATTTATGAATAATGTAGGTTCATTTTCATATTGCTTTTTTGGTAGATTTGTTTACAATAGTCATTTCAATAGTGGTGCTTCAAATTTTGTATGTACTAATGAAATTGAAGGTTGCAAGTTTGGAGCAGGAATTGGACGTTTAGATGCAGTTCAACTTTATAAATCTAATTTTTGGGGAGTTCTAACTGATATTAAATTTACTGTTGGAGTAAGAAATGTAACTCTAAATGGAACTTATGATGGCTACAATAAAGTAGTTAATATGGTTTCTCCTGATGGCTCTCTTTGGGCTAGTGCTATTGATGATACTGGACACTTTTCACCTGAAAAACTTATATAATCATGGCAGGTATAAAACACGCATTGTATAGTGAAATAACTTCATCTGTTTCAGCACTTCATTCTGCTATCCTTACTCTAAAGAATAGTAATAGTCTTGTACCAGGAGCTTATTATAAAATAACTGACTTTCAAACAATCCATATAATTCCTAATACAACGTTAGAGCCAAGTACAGCTGCACTTGCTGTAAATGGAGTTACTGTTGGTAATCCTTTTGGATGGGATCCTAATAAACCTATTAAAAATGAAGGGGTTGAAGAATTAATTATATTAGCAATTACTCCTTCTGCTTTTTCTCCTGTAGCTTATTCCCCTTCATTTCCTACAGATATAATTCATTATAATTTTAATGATATATTATGTGAAGATAATTTAACTCCAAGAAGAGGTAAGATAGTATATAGAAGAGATACTATTTTAAATATAGAAGCTTACTATGATTGGAGAAAGGTTATATTCAGACGATGGAAACTAAATGCTCCTGTATGGGCAATAAATACAGATTATGGAAGAGGTGCAATAGTTAAAGGTTCAGATGGTAGTACATATATTTCTAAAAGAGCAGCTAATAGAAATAATGATCCAATTAGTGCACCGTGGCTTGGTAATACAGGTTGGAATGGCGGAGCAAATATAAATAGTATTTGGTGGGAAAAAATAGTTGTAGCTAGTAAAAATAACTATCTTGGTACTTTACCTACACAAGTTACAATAGCTAGTGGAACTTGTCCTACTATTGCTAATGATTTTGTAGACTATTATACTTTTAATACTTCAACTATAGGAGACAAAGGATTGATAAAAAATATTAAAATAGGTACTCATTCTACTTATAATAATATTATTTTTATTAATTCTTTAGTAAATTGGAATCAAGTACCTGATAATAATGAATCTGTTTTTAATAATCATTTTGATGATGGTTGTTCTGATTTTACTATTTTAGGATGGGGGAATAATAATAATACATTTGGTCTTGGATGTACCAATAATATACTTCAAGGGTCAGTTAATAATAATGACTTTGATGCTGCTTTTAATGCTAATCTTTCTATTTATTCTGATTATCAATCATTAGGAGCTATGGCTCAAAATAAAGTTGCAGCTGGTTTTAGTAATAATGTTTTTAATAGTCAATTTCAGTATAATACTGTAATGGCAGGTTCATACTTATCTAATAATTTCTTTGGATTTGATTTTGCTAGAAATTCTATTCAAGGACATTTTTATACTAATTCTATTAATAAGGCTTGTAGTGATAATACTTTTCAATTTATGAATAGTAATAATCTAGGAGATAACTTTCAACACAATGTAATATATGGTGGTGGTAATGCTGATAATAGTTTTAGAAATACAACTGTTGGAAATGATTTTAAATTTAATTTAACTAGAAGTTTTATTAATTGTGTCGTTGGAAATACGTTTCAATATAATCTTATTGAAAGTGGACTCTTTAAAGGTATAACTATACTAGATGGTTTTCAATATAATAAGTTTTATGGAACAGTAACAGCAGGTACTAGTTTTGCTATAAATACTAATAAGAATACATTTATGGGTGTCTTTGGTGGAGGTACTGTTTCAGTTCCATTATTATTAACTGAATGTGTATTTAATCAACCAGTTGTAGGATTACAATTTACAAGTACTGGTGTTCTTCTTGCTAGAGTTGTTTGTAATTGTGCTATTACAAATAAGACTATTTTATCTATACAAACAAATAATACAATTACTGCTTCACCTGATGGAAACCTTTGGGCATCAAATACACAAAATACTACAGGTACTATAACAAACACTTTAATAACTTAATATTATGACAAATACAGAGCAAACTCCCTATATTATATCGAATTATTCTGCTATTAAATCTTTAAAAGATACAGGGAGTCTTGTAGCAGGAGGTATATATCAAATATCTGATTATCAAACTAAGCATAGAATTGCTGGAACTACTGAAATACATGAAGGTCCAATGGAGACTTTAACTCTTAAAGCCCTTACATATACTACATTTGATACTTTTGTTATTTCATCACTTTATCCTAATGATATTATTAAGTATGATATAACAAATGTTTTATGTGAAGATGGAACTACACCTAGACCTGGATGGATTACTTATAGGAAAGATACGATTCTTGGTAATGAGGTTGAAGGGTTCGATTTTAGAAACGTTGTATTCAGACGTTATAGATTAGTTGTTCCTCTTTGGGATTCACAAGTTGCTACTACAGGTTATACTGTTGGGTCTGTTGCACATAGTGGAGGAAACTATTATATTTCTACTAAGAAAGGTTTAAATACTGGTGCTCTTGGTAGTGCTGGATGGTCTTTTATGCAAGTCTTTCAAACTGATAATATATATTCTCATGATGGACTTTGGAAGTTTTTAGCAACACCTGCACCAACTACTAACTTTTCAGTAAATACTGCTGATTATAAAGATTACTTAATATTTAATACTACTTATAAAGATGTAGCAAGTGGTAGTAAATATGATTTATTTAAAGGTACAAACAATAGAATACTTGGTGGTAGTACTGCTTCAGATATAGTTTTCATCCCATCAGGTGATGGTGTTAATGTTAAAAACAACACTATTGGATATGGTTGTAGTAAATGGACTTTTTGGAAATCTGATAACTGTCAAGGTAATATTATTGGAAATGGTAGTAATGGTGTATTTATGTATGGCTCTGTTACTAATAATCAACTTGGTGCAAATTTTAGTAATCACTTTTGTGCTGAAACCTTTATGAATAATATTACAGAAACTTCCGTTACTGGATGTTTCTTTGGGTTCTTAACGGGATTAAATAAACTAGCTTCCAATCTGACAAATTGTATATTTGGACTAAAGGTTGAATCTAATGATATTTGTTGTGTTGAAAGTCTTGTTACTGGTGGATTATTTGCAGGTAATAAATTCTTAGGTGGTTATCTTCCTCTCAATTCATATCCATACGCTAAATCATATATGAATGGTATGTATTTTGGTGATTTTTGTAGTGGTAATACATTTGTTGCTCAAGATACAAAAGAAGTATATTTAGGTAGTTATACTATTAATAGTATATTTAACTCGAAACTTGATAATTTCGGAAGTTCAACTACACCAGTAGTTGTAAGTAGTTGTGTAATAAATTCTCCATTAACTAACGTCAATTCCGGTACATTAACTAATGTAGTTATTAATACACCTATTACTGGTAAAACATTACCTGCATTAACTAATAAAGTTGTTTCGCTAACTTCTCCTGATGGTAGAGTTTGGCAGTCAAGTATTGATAATGCAGGTGTAATAACTAATACTGTAATCGTATAAAAATAAAATCATGGCTGTAGTAAATCACACTTTTCCTTATAGAGGACTTAGCATAGATGTTTCATCAGGTGATGCAAAGAATCATGCTTATATTAAATTTGCAGAAGAAGGTGTTCAAAGAGAATATCTTATTGAAGGTGTAAAGACTTCTAAGACTAGACAAGAAGTTATTATCTTCTATCTCAAACATTTTAAAGATGATGCAGGTAATATTCTTAATCAAGATATTGAACAACAACTTATATTAACTTCACAGATTAGCACTGAAGATTTATATAATTCACCTGCTAATAAAGTTGGAGAGAAACGAGATCAACTAAGTGTTAATGGTTTATTAATGCTTCTTAAAGGAGTGCAATGTTTTTCAAATGAAGATGATACTTTCTATCCGCCTATTACAGCAGATACAGTAAGTACTAATTGTACATTTACACTAGTTCCTCTTGCTCCTCCAGAAGGTAGTAGTATGCCTCCTGCTTCTAGTTATGAATCAAATGATGATGGTACTATAACAGTATCTCCAGTTGACATACTTGGTGTGCCAACCTTTACAATTGTTGAAACAGCAGCAACTAATGCAGAAGGTATATTTACTGATCTCCCTGCCGGTAAGTATACTATTTTGGTAGAGTCTGATGGTGCTGAAATGCCTTTTAAAATGATAGTTGAAGTAGGGAGCGAGTATCTTTAATTCTCCGATGAATAGAGTAGTTATGCCTAGCATAGCTACTCTTTTTATTAAAAATTAAGTCGTACTTATTTGTATATTATCCGTATAATTTTATATTGAATATAATGAAACAAACTCTATAAGTAACTACATATATGAGGAAGCAACTAACTAAACCAATTGAGAATCCTAATCAAGCACTCTTTAACTATATAATTACAAATAGTAAAGATGAAGAAGATGAAGATTATGATAATGTATTTAATTATGATGTTCCTTATAATGCAGAAAGAATGACATACAGTTGTAGTATGTTTGATAATAGATGTTATAATTATGTATTTGGTTTACCTTATTAGTTATGATAGATATGCATCCAGTCGCATTTATAATAAGAGAAATGCTAAGAAGTAAAGTACTAACATTAATCTTAACAGTATCGGGAGGATTACTCATAGAAGAATCTCTTCCTTTTCTAGCTCACATGCTAAAGATTAAACCCAAACCCACTGTAAGTATGACAACCATTACTAGAGCTAGAAAAGAGAAAGATGCTCTTATACCTGTGGTTGATAGTCTTACTAAGCGTATTGAAAAGCATCCAACTAAAGAAACTGTTTATAGAACTATCAATGAGAAAGTTTATAATGTTACTCACAATGCTACTAATGCTCAACTTGACAGCATACTCACAAATTATAAGTATGAACCGTTCACAAAAAAAGGAGATAGCGAAAGGTTTGATAGGTTTCGATGAATGTAAGATAGCCTTATATGATTCTTATAGAGAAAGAGATGCACTTAAATACGCCTTTGCAGTTGAACATGAAACTGTACAACTCTATGATGAAATCTATAAAGGACAACTGATTGAAAATGGAACTCTTGTTAATGAAAATAAAAAGCTTAAAACTGCTAGAATTCGTTGGAGAGTTTTTGCTATTACTAGTACTATACTTGGTTTTTATATAGGAACACAACTATGAATCAAATAGATGCAATAACTTATAAGGTAGCTGAAATCCTTGATCGAAGAAATGATTTAGGTTACATAAGGGAATTACGAGATACCTTATGGGATATACGGGCTACTTATCTACGTAATGACTTTAATAAGAATATGCTTTATAGACCTGAAAGTATTCAGGATTTAGGTTGCATTAAACTTGTTGAAGTACCTAAAGGTGAATGTGCTATGCCAAAGGATTGTCAAATGAAGAGAACGGAATGTCCTATTCCTACTCCTATTGACACTAAGTATCTCAATCAATTTATGTATATAGGAGCTGCTGATGGTTCACCTGACTATCAACCTACTACTGAATTTGAAAATGAGAACGCTGCATACGAGCCGTTCCCTGCACTATACCCTACCTACTTCCGAAAGAACGGCTTCATATACGTTGTTAACGGTAAGAATACCATTAATATTCGGACTATGTTTATTAATCCTAGAGAAGCTGCGGAATTTTGTAATAATGATAATGCAAATTGCTCAATACTAGAAAATGCCTATACTCCTAAAGACATGATAAAGGATATAGTAACAGAAATGCTCAAACTTCATGGAATAGAAAAACTTGCTGAAAACGACGAAATCAAACTGTAATGGCAACTAAGGCATCTAAATTCTTACATACTAAAAGGATAACTACTAAGATGATGTATAAAACATACATCAAAGCTTATCCTAATAGTCTTATAGCTAAAGAAAAAAACTATAATCTATTTAAAACAATCGTTACTGAGACTCATAAAGAAGCAGTAGATGAATGTCTTAAAGGAGGACAATATCATTTCGGTACTGATATAGGAATACTTGAAGTAGTAAAATATGAAAAGGCAGTTTTTATAGATGCAGAAGATAAAGTTCGTGGATTAGCTATTGACTTTGGTACTACAAGAAAGAATAAATCTGCCGGTATAAATGAAACTGCGTATCATACTAACACTCTTGTTTGTAGATGGAATTGGTCTAAAGCACATGGAGGTGGTATTAAGAATAAGACGGGTTGGCAACTAGCTGTTACTGATGGACCTATAGGTATATCTCGTAAACTTGCTCATTATGTAAAAAGGAATGAGAAAGCTAGTATCAATTATAGAGATTGTGAATTTAAATTTTTAAAGGAACTGTAATGTCAAATATAATAAGTTCAATGACCGTTCTATTGAATGTTCAAAGAAGATTCAAACCGAAAGATAAGTCTTGGATGAATGATGCAATACGTTTTATAGGTGAAGCTATACAAGGTATTGGTACTGCTCTTCCAATGGAAACAAAAAGTGTACCTCTAAAAGTAGTTAATAGACGAGCTATACTTCCAAAAGATATGATTGACCATATTGGATTTAGTCATTGTGGTTCTCGTATTCCTGTAGCTAAAGGTATTCCTGCAGAACAAAGAAATGAAGGAGGTGGTTATTGGATGAATCCTGGCTACCTCGTTTGTCCTTTTAATGAAGGTGAAATTAATTGCGTATATAAAGCTATTCCAGTAGATGAAAGAGGACTTCCTCTCATATACAATGACTTTGATTATCAAAGAGCAGTTGAATGGTATATAATGATGAGTATGCTTGCTAGTGGTTATGAACATAAAGTATTCAATTATAAAGATTGTGATACTAAATGGCAAGAACATTCTGCAAGAGCTTGTAATAATATGAAAATGCCTTCTCGTGATGAACATGTGGCTTTTGGTAATTGCTGGATTAGATTATTTGAAGATGGTCTATTTATGGAAAACTTTGGTAGAGGTCTTGAGTATACCGATGATACTACATTAGGAGAGGGAACAATAATCCTACCTACCTATGTGGATAGAAATAAACTAGCTAACAACTAACCTGAATGCTATGGAGTTAAAAGGTATGTATGATGATAGCCTAGATAAGGCTAATGCATCAGAAGGAATGTGGAGCATTAATACCAGAAATATTGTAATAACCAAGGATAAAAAAGCTATTAAGAATGAAGATGGTTTCAATTTATATGCTTATAATTATACTCAAGGGGCTACCCCAATTGGTTTTATTACATTATATGACGATGAAGTAATTATATTTTCTGTAACTACTACTTCTGAAATAGGTAAAATAGATAAAAAAGGTTTTTATACGGTTATTGTAAGGGATGATGGTTTTAACTTCAGTATAGATTATCCTATAAGTGGAAGGCATCATTATAATATTTATGGACATACAGAGATTGTATTTACAGATAATTATAATCCTGTTAAAGTTCTTAATATAACTAAATTACCTTTTGCTCTTAATCCTGACAAGACTTTAGTTGACCCTTCTCAATTAAATAATGCTTTCTTATTTCCTGAAGTTATTATACCTCAATTTAATGTAACTGAAGTTGGAGGTTCAGGAGGTAATATTACTACAGGTACTGTATTCTTTACAGGACAATATGTAGATTATAATGGCTTTACTACTAATGCTTTTCCTCTCTCAAATCCTACTAGGATAATTCCTATTAATAGTACCTATCCACAAATTAGTGGTGCTCCTAGTGGAAGTAAAACTTCTAATATTGTAAAGCTTTTTATATCAGGTCTTGATACTCGTTTTAAAGAACTTAAACTAATAGTAGTACGTAAACAATCAAATCAATATTACGCAGAACAATTTACTACTCTTGATATACATGATATTAATGCTACAGCTGTATATACTGGTTTAGAAGTTCCTATTAGTATGTCTCTTGGAAGTGTATTTGTAGATAGACCTAGTTACACTACAGCTTCTTCTGTATTAGTTAGTGATGATATTCTTTATCTTGCTGATGTAGGTGCTAAACCTAAACTTAATATTCAGAAGTATGTTAACAATTGGAAGATTCAATATACAACCGATGTAGTAAGTGTTAATCAATTACCTAACTCTTACAAAGATGGTAAAGTAGGTTTTGATAAAAGTACTTTTATGCATAATGAAGTATATGCTGTTTATGCGGTAGTTACTATGCTAGAAGGTGATTATCAATATGCCTTTCATATTCCTGGTCGTCCTGTTAGAAAGATAGTAGGTGTTCCTGAATTAGCAGGGTATGATGAAAATACACCTATGTCAACATTAATGAATGTTGCTATTGCTACTGGTACTCCTGCTGGTTCTGTAAAATATTTATCTGAAGATAATGCTATAGCTAACGGGGTTAAATATTTTCAAACTAGAGATACATCAAGTTATCCTATTGGTACTATGGGCTTTTGGGAAAATGAAAATGAATTTTATCCCGATACAGAAGATTTTGATTATTGGGATGCTACTGGAAAGATAGCAGGAAAGACTTTACGTAAAGCACAAGTAAGACACCATAAAACACCTAGTCATAGTAGACATGGTTATCTAAATACAAATAAAGAATGTAATATATTAGGAATAAAAGTAACTGATATTTATTTACCTCCTGAAATAAGAGCACAAATACAGAATATAGAAATCTACTATGCTAAACGTACTGGTGCTAATAGTACCCTTGCAGGTAGAGGTTTATTTATGTTTGCAGGTAAATACATATATGATTCTCCTAGTTTTGCAGTTACATCTAATGCAGGTAATTGGACTACACAAACACAAGATGGAAATATTGGTGTACATATTGATAGTATGAGAATGTATCCATTCGATATGCTTGTCGATAAAACAAGTGTAATGCCTAATTATATTTATAATAATTGGAAAATTCTAACTACTCCTGTACCTGACCCTAATTCTAATGGAGGTTCTCTTTCTGATGGTAAAGGAGGTAGTAATGATGGGTCTATATTTAAGTTCTTAGATATGACTGATTATAGAAGTGGAGGTCTTACTACTATACAGCCAGCACAAGATCAATTTAAAGTACGAGGTATTGAGTATCAAAGATATCTTCCATTTAATACAAATATTGGAGTTGTAAATGGACTTAGTATAGAGAATAGATATTCAGAAGAAACATTTTTTGCATTTTTAAAAAATAATACAGTTTCAGGTAGAATTAATAATGGAAGTAATTCTATGGATTTGGTTATTCCTACTATAAGTTATAGTACTAATCCTCAACATCAAACCTATACTACAGATTTATGTGTATGGAAACCCAATGTGTATAATAGATTTAATGAACAAGATTTAGTATCTACTGGTTATCGTGTTGATAATGATGCTATTGCTACTGCTCCTATATTTGGTGGAGACGGTTATGTTGGTACTCAAGGTATGATTCTTACTGGACCTACAAGAAATACTTTTAATGATTTAGCTGACCAACATGATGGTATTAGAACTAAAATTCAATTTTATGTAGAGACTGCTAATCCTGCTGAATTACAATATGGAGATTTCTATCCTAAGTATGATTATGAAATGGTAAATAATGGTACTAGTAATAGTTCAGAATATCCAATAAGATTTCATAAAGATTATACTGCTTTAAATTCTCTTAATGTTGTATCGCATATTGATTTTGATGCATTAGATATAACTAGATATACTAATCGTATTCTACGTTCTACTAAAGCAGAAAGAGGGGAATTAGTTTTATCTTGGAGAGAATTCTTACCTAATAACTATTACGATACAAGTAGAGATAGAGGTAGAATAGTTCACTTAGAAGCAGTTAATGGAGAGATACTTATTCAACATGAGTACGGTCTTTATATAACTAGAGGTAGTGAACAATTACACTCTGATGTTACAACTATCGAAGTAGGAAGTGGTGATGTATTTGGTCGTCCTCCTAAAGAGATTCTAGATTCTAAAGATGGATATGTAGGTTGTAATTCTAAATTCGTTTGTGGTAAATTCAAAGGTGGATACTTTACTGCTGATGAAAAGCAGGGTAAGATATTCATTATGGATAACTCTACGAAAGAGATTTCCAATGAAGGTATGTATAAATGGTTTAGAGATCATCTACCTATGATTGGGAATCTTACTTCAAATAATCCTTTTGCTTTCAATGGACTTTGTTCTTCTTATGATGAAGTTAATAATAGAATTATCTTTGTCAAGAAACAATTAATTCTTTCTCCTTATGATGTTTCACGGTATAAAGGACACTATACAGAAGATATAGCATTTATACGAAGTCTTGTTCCTGGAGATGTTGTATATAAAGATGGAAAATATATGAGAGTATTAGAAGGTTCTCCTAATGTAGGAATCCCTATACCTCCTGAATCTTAAA